TCTGGAGATAGTAATGGTATTGTTACTTTTGCAGACGATATTTTAATTAAAGATGATGGCACAATAGGATCTGCTTCAGCTGCAACTGCAATGACTATTGAATCATCGGGACAAGTAAATTTCGTAGGTGATATTAATGTTGCAGATGATGTTTTTATGTCATCAGATTCAGCACAATTTACATTTGGTGCTAATTCTGAAATAAGATTACAACATGTTCACAACGCTGGATTACAGATATTACATACAGCAACAGGTGATGATAGCACTGTAAATTTAACACTAGCTACTGACGAAGCTGATATTGCTGTTGATGATGTTATAGGGATATTAAATTTCCAAGCACCAAGTGAGGGAACTGGTACAGATTCAAGATTAGTTGCTGCAAGTATTGCAGCTGTATCTGAAGGTGATTTTGCAGCTGATAATAATGCTACTAAATTAAGTTTTAGAACCGCAGCTAGTGAAACTGCTTCTGAGAAAATGTCATTGTCTTCTGATGGCACTTTAACTGTTTCACATGATGTTATTTTAGCAAATGATTCTTTTGTACAATTTGGTGATGCTGGAGAAAAAATAGTAGGTGATGGTACAAATCTAGAAATTGACTCTAGCGGTACTCTTACTCTTGATGCTGATGGTCAAATTCATTTAGATGTGGGTTCTCCAGATTTTACTATATCATTTAAAGCAGATGGAAGTCAATTTGGTCATATTAAGAAGAATGGAACTAATTTTGATTTAAAATCGTCTGTCTCCGATACTGATATAACTTTTAGAGGAAACGACGGTGGATCAGGTATTACAGCCTTAACTTTAGATATGTCGGATGCTGGAACAGCAACATTTAACCATGATATTATTTTAGCAAACAATTCTTTTATACAATTCGGTGACGCTGGCGAAAATATAGCTGGAGATGGAACTGATTTAACAATTACTACTAGCAATGATTTTAAAGTAGATTGCGCTGGTGATATTGTTTTAGACGCAGATGGCGCTGAAATTGAGTTACAAGATAATGGCGTAGACTTTGGTAGATTTATAAGACAAGGTAATGATTTAGATATCAGAGCAATGATTAATGATGGAGATATAACTTTTCTAGGAAGCGATTCTGATGGTGGAGGACTTTTTACAGCAGGTACTTTTGATATGTCAGATGCTGGTACTCTTATATTAAATCACGATCTTGTAATAGCAGATGGTGGACAAATAGGTTCTGCCTCTGATACAGATGCAATGGCAATTTCATCGGGTGGGGTTGTAACATTTAGTCAAGCACCTGTTGTACCTATAGGTGGTTTAGATATAGACGGGGCAACAGATATAGGAGCTGATTTAGCTGACGCAGATTTATTTATAGTAGATGATGGAGCAGGTGGAACTAATAGAAAACTTGCTGCTTCTAGATTAACTACATATATCAACGCTAACGCAAACTTTGCATCAGTTGGAAAAGCTATTGCAATGGCAATCGTATTCGGATAAAAAGGAGATAATATGGCAACACCAAATATAGTAAACGTAGCAACAATAAATGCAAAAAACGCAGCTGCTAAATTAACAGGAACATCAAGAACCGAAGCAATCGATGTTCCAGCTGATAAAGTAGCAAAAATAAATACAATCTTAGTAGCAAACGTCGATGGGTCAAGCGCTGCTAATATTACAATAGAAGTTAGTATAGATAATGGATCTAACTATGTTGATCTTGCAAAAACTATTTCAGTTCCAGCAGATGCAACATTAAGTTTTTTAGAGAATCCAATATATTTAGATGAAACTGATTTATTGTATTTTACAGCTTCGGCTGCAAATGATTTAAGTTATTTTGTTTCATATGAACTATTAGACGACGCGTAGGAGGTTTTATAGGCTATGGCTAATGGCGGAATTATAGGACCAATACAACAAGTAACATGTTCAACACTTTCAGCAAAAGTAACTTCATTTACTTCCTCAGGAACTTTTACTGCACAAGCAACTGCTAACGCTGATTATTTAGTAGTAGCTGGTGGTGGCGGTGGAGGAGGATATAGAGCTGGTGGTGGTGGAGCAGGAGGGTATAGAGCTTCAGGCTTTGGCCCTAGTCCATTAAGAGGATCCGCTATCCCTGTAACTAAAAACACCTCATATCCAATAACAATTGGAGCAGGCGGTGCTGCTGGTTCAAATTCGGGAGGAGCCGCTGGTGATGCTGGACCTCCAACAGGTGGTTCTTGTTGTGGCTCTGGTGGTTCAAGAGGTAGTAATTCAGTTTTTTCTTCGATTACATCAACGGGTGGTGGTGCAGGTGCTGCTTATAGATGTACAAACGGTAATACTAAACAACCAGGAGGAACTGGAGGATCAGGTGGTGGTGGTGGCTCAGGCGAAGGAAATGTACCTAGAGCTTGTGGTGGCGCTGGTAATACTCCACCCGTTAGTCCTTCTCAAGGAAATCCTGGAGGAGGAGGTGGAGGCCCTGGTAATGCTTCCTCAGGTGGTGGCGGTGGTGGAGCAACTGCTGCGGGCTCAAATAATCCTAGTCCTCATGGTAGTCCAGGTGGACCAGGTGGAGCAGGAGCACCTAATACAATCACTGGATCAGATGTAACATATGCTGGCGGTGGAGGTGGAGGCACACACAGTGGTGCAGGCAATCACGGAACAGGAGGAGCAGGTGGTGGAGGAAATGGTGGTAGTCCAGGAAGTCCAGGACCAGCTTGTGGAGTTGCAGGAACAGTTAACACTGGTGGTGGTGGCGGAGGTGGAGCAAACTCTGGTAATCCTGGAGGAGCAGGTGGAGCAGGTGTTGTAGTTATTAAAGAACCAGAATCAACTGAAAAAATAGCTCCTGGAGTATGGAATATTAACGAAGTATACGATCAAGTAAAATCAGGAGCATGGAGTTTTTGATAAAAATTGACTAAATAAATATAATAATATAAATAAACATAAGGATAAATTATGGCACATTTTGCAGAATTAGAATCAAAAACCGATCCAACAGGTTTCACATCTGACACACATTTAGTTGTAAAAAGAGTTGTGGTTGTAGATAATGGTGTTGTTCCTTCAGATGAACACGTTGATGGAGAAACATGGTGTATTAATTTTTTTGGTGGTGGTACATGGAAACAAACATCTTACAATAATAATTTTAGAAAACAATACGCAGGCATAGGTTATATTTATAATACATCAAAAAATAAATTTTTACTACCGCAGCCTTTTGCTTCATGGTCACTTGATTCAAGTGACGATTGGAAAGCACCTATAACTTATCCATCGGTAACAGACGATGGTGAAAGCACCCCTTCATGGTTTTATAGCATTTATTGGAACGAAACAGCTTATAATTCAGATAATACAAAAGGTTGGAAAGCAACTAAATCAAACGACGAATCAGAAACCAAAACTATATACGATTGGAACGGCACAGCTTGGGTGTCCGAATAGGAGACTTAAATGGCTAGAACCAACGGTGGTATAACTGGAAAAAAAAACACAGCTTCTTTTGGGAAATGTACGGTTACTTCATTTACATCATCAGGAAATATTTGCACAACTGCAAACACTAAAATTGCTCAAACTTTATTAATCGCTGGTGGCGGCGGAGGTGGAAAAGGTAGAGCAGGTGGAGGAGGTGCTGGTGGTTATCAAGATATAGAAATAATAGTTTGTGGATCAACTCAATATCCAATAACTATTGGCGGTGGAGCGTCTGGAGCAACGGACGTCACTGCATTTGGAGGTAACGGTTCAAATTCTACAGCTTTTGGATCTACTTCTACTGGTGGAGGTGGTGGTTCTAGTAATTGTTCTACTGCTCCTCCATCTCCAGACACATTTAATTATGGGGGTCATCCAGGAGGTTCAGGTGGAGGCACTGCAATTTGGAAAAGTAATCCTTGTCAATCAGGTCGAGGTAATACGCCACCAACAGATCCACCGCAAGGAAACCATGGAGGTTCTAATCCGATAGGGTGGAACTCACCAACCCCTACACTTGGTACAGGCGGTGGTGGCGGTGCTGGTGCTGTTGGCGCAAATGCTTTAGCTTGTAATGTTTCTGGAGCAGGAGGAGCTGGCGTAGCATCAAGTATTACAGGATGTTCTGTGACTAGAGCAGGTGGTGGTGGAGGTGGAAACGATAATTGTAACACTGCTGGTTCGGGTGGATCAGGAGGAGGTGGTAATGGTGGTGTAAACGCTGTGGGATCAAATGCTACAGCAAATACAGGATCAGGTGGCGGTGGTGGCGGTCGTAATGCTGGAAGCGGAGCTGTATCTAATGGTGGTAACGGTGGTTCAGGAGTTGTAGTTGTAAAAGAATTAAGTAAAGCGAGTGGTATGTGGAATTTAAAAACACACTTTACAGCTCAAACAGCTGGAGCATGTGGAGCTTCTATATGGCCTAAAAAATTATTAACATTTACATTAAATTATCTCGTAGTCGCTGGTGGTGGCGGTGGTGGTAATGGTACTTTTAGTAGAAATGGTGGAGGCGGTGCTGGTGGTTATAGAGCCACTGGTTATGGACCATCTCCTTTACGAGGATCAGCTATAAGTCTGTCAAACATAACTCCAGGTGTTACTTATCCAATAACGATAGGAGCAGGGGGAAGTGCATCTGCTTGTGGATCAAATTCAGTGTTAGGAACACCTTCTGCAATAACATCAACAGGTGGTGGTCACGGAGGACCAGCAACTATTAATGGTGAACCAGGTGGATCTGGAGGTGGTGGTGGATCAGGTCACGGTTGCTCAATACCAAACCCTAATCTTTATGGAACAGGTGGAACAGGAAATACTCCTCCTGTATCTCCTCCTCAAGGTAACGCTGGAGGAAATGGTGGTGCGGCAAATAACGATGGTGGTGGTGGAGGTGGTGGTGCAACTGCTGTTGGAGGACCTACTTTTCCTGGTGGTGGACCAGGTGTTGGTGGAGATGGTGCACCCAATACAATTAATTCATGTGGAACTCCGTTTTCAATAACAGCTTTTGCTGGTGGTGGCGGTGGTTCTAACGCTCCAGGTTCAGTTAGAGCTGGAGGATGTGGTGGTGGTGGAGCTGGTGGTAATCCTAGCACAGCTGGAGTCGCTGGAACTGCTAATACAGGTGGTGGCGGTGGTGGAGCTGGATCACCTACAACTGGAGCAGCTGGCGGATCAGGAGTTGTAATAGTAAGAGCACCTGGAGATGTAACACTTGCGGCATCACCATGTACTAACGCAGTTGCAACACATCCAGGAGGAGATAAATTAGCTACTTTTACAGTTTCTGGAACATTGACAGTTACTTAAAACTAAGTATAGTGTGGTAAAGAAAGAACATGCAATTAACAAATTATTATTGGTATTTTAAATCAGCTATTCCTCATAGAATTTGTGATGATATCGTTCGTTATGGAAAATCTATACAAGATCAAATGGCAGTTACAGGTGGATTTAATAATAAAAAATTAAATAAAAATCAAGTAAAAGATTTAAAAAAGAAAAGAGATTCTAATATTGTTTGGATGAGTGATAGATGGATATATAAAGAAATACAACCCTA